GTGATCTCGCAGATAAAATCGCCTGTCGATGAATGCTGCTGGGTCAATGTCAGAGCCGTCGTGTCGCCGAGCTTAAGGTAAATCGACTTGTCCGCATCGGTTCCTGCAAGGGTCCCGACGATCGTCCATTTGATCGTCTTGCCGTCGGCCATCCAGTTCGGTTCGGTATAAAAAGTTGTGCCGCTCACATCCGAAGTGCCGGACGTGCATGGCGTCTGGTCCGACGCCTGCCCGAACACGACAGGCACGCTCCCCGTGTAATCCGGCAGGGTGATGGTGCGATCCGCAGTAGGCTCTTCCACGGTGACGCCCGACTCATATGCGTCCGCCGTGCTGCCCTCGAAATAAAGCGTGCCCTGGACGTTCAGGTCCACCGTGCCCTCGAATACCACCCGCCAGTAGCACGTGACCCCGGAGTTGTCGTAATCCGCCACCAGCATCACCGCCTCGCCTGCTCTGCTCAGCGTGTAGCTGCTTGCCTCACCCCTGGGCGTGGTAATGATATCCGTCGTGCCGCTTTCCCCGCCCTGGTACGGCGCGATCGTCACGGTTGCATCGCCGGATTCACGAATGACAATCAGCGGGTATTTGTCCATGCTCGATGTAATCTGGGGCAGGGTCACAGTCGGGTTTGACGTACCGCTGATCAGCAGCACATTCCCGTAATCGGTCGACCAGGTCAGGTTCCCCGCAGTGCTCGAGTGCTCGTAACCGTCATAGGTGACTGTACCGCCGGCGATGGTCGCATCCGAAATGGTGGGGGACGAAAAAGTCCCGCCGGTTGAAGATGCCCCCGTAATCGTCGGCGATGCCAGCGTCTTGTTGGTCAGCGTCTGCGTGGCCGCCTTGCCCACGGCCTCATCGTTCGCCGAAAGCGTGGGAAAGCTCAGGTAATAGCTCGACTTCGCGCCGGCCGAAAACCCGTACCAGTAGGGCGTAGACACCCCATAGGGCTTCTCCGACACCGTGCCCGCATACACCAAAGCTGCCGCGCCCAGAATGGCGAGCACAAAGGCGATTGCGATTTCAGTCTTAAAAAGCCGTTTCATCCGTTTCATCGGATTTACCTCCATGATCATGTGGCTGTTTCAAACAGCCGGCAGGAGTACTCCTGCCGGCCGCCAATTGTCACTCATAGCCTGCTACTCATCCGCAGGCGCCGTGGTGGCCGAAAGCGACTGGACCACATAAACGTAGTCCACCGCGCCGATCTCGACATCCCACGCAACACGGGCCTGAAAGGCGATCCTGCTGTTCAGATACGCCTGGGTGTCCTGGCCGAGGGTCACATACTCCATCCTCAGTTTCCATTTTCGCCTGAACTGCCTCTGGAACGCGCCCATGTACCAGGCCGAACTCGATAGGTCGTCCATCTTGGGGCTGGACTTGATCCGCTCGGGCGGAATATGAAACGGCCCCCTGGGTCCCCAGTTGGAGACTTCGTTTTCCACGCCGGGCACATACTCGGAATTCATGACCTTGAGCACCGTATCCAGAAGGGCATCCGGCCCCAGCCACAGCACCTCGCTCCAAGGCACGTTGATCCGCTTGTCCCGGGCGTTTTTCATGGCACGGAGCACCGTGCGAACGGCCGCCACGTCGCTTTCGTCCACCAGAGCGTTGTTCCGCACCCGCGTGCCGGAAGGCGCCCTTGTCCCGGGGTAATCTGCGGTGTGGTTGTAAAGCTGCGTCCCGGTTCCGTCGGGCCGGTACACATAGGGCTCGGCCGGCGTTCCCTTGGATCCGTAATGGTCCGTCACCCGTTCCAGGGTCTGCTCCTCGATCCATTCGGCTGCGATCTCGCCGAGGGCGTTCACCCTTTCAACAATATCGGCCGCCTCATTTTCCTCGATGGTTTCCGCCCGGATAACCAGCCTGCGGCCGTTTCTCTTGTGGCGGATCTCCACCTTTTCCTCATCCCCGCCGATCTCGGGAAAGTCGTCCTGGGGCTTCACCTCGTCCGCCTTGGCGTCCAGGGTGTGAAGCGCCGCGATGGTCGTCACCTTTTTGCTGTCCTCGATCTCCTTCACCAGGTCCTGCCCGATGGATGGGACCGCCATATAGGCGTCATTAATCGCAGCGATCGCCAGCGTGCCCGTCAGGATCGGGAATGCGGAAGCATCAATGGCCCGCACGGCGCCTGCCATGTCTTCCATCTGCACGCCCACTTTCACGTCGGCCAATGCCTGGTAAAGGCCCTTCCAGTCTCTGATCTGGTCGATCTTGAGCTTGCCTTCCTGTGCGCCGGCCTCGATCTTCCGGATAAATTCCTGCGGTTCGTTCTGTGCCAGGCTGCGAAGATCGTACAGGCTGAGCCTGCCTTCCACCGGCACCAAGTTTGTCCTGATCATGCTTTTCATCTTCTGAAACCTCCTTGTGCTGCGAAGTTGCAAAATGTTTAATCGCCCCCCGCACAAGGGCCGTGAAAACCTCCGAGACTAGCCCTCAATGTCGATCGCGCCGGTCGCATCCGCCGCGCTGGAGATACTGGCGATCGCAACCCAGTCGTTATCGTCCGTGGCGATCACCTCAAGGGCGTCGCCGATGGCGTCCACCGTCACCTCCTTGTCGTCGGTCTGCTTGCTGCCCTCTACATAAATTGCGCTGCCGGTCCCGGGTGAAAACCCGTGATCCTGCGCCACCGTGGCATAGGCCGTAAACCGCGTTCCCGCCGGGGCCGTTCCCGCCGTGGGCAGCACATGGGCCAGCGCACCGCTCGCCCCGGTATTGCAGATCACCAGGCCGCTCATCTCGGGATAAAGCGTCAGGGCCGCTGCCGATTCCACCACCTTTTCGTGTCCCAGACCCTCGCCGGAGATCAACAGTCCCCAGGCGCTCACGTAGGGCATGAAGCTCACAATCGCGTAGCTCCGGTTGCGGATGGTGGTATCTTCCTCCTGGGGATAATGCCCGTCGTCCACGCACCTGGCCACGGGCTGTTTTGAAGCCGAATAGGTCAGGATCTGCGAATATGATGCGGTAAGGACAAAACGATCGCCCAGGGCCAGGGATCGCGCAGCGTCAATCTCGAATTCGAACTGATCGTTCGGGTGGAGAGAATAGAACTCGATATACCGCGAGCCGTCCGCCGCTTTTTGCTCCTCCTTGGCAATGGCTAAGGCATAGATAAAATCCGCCTCGAGAGCCACCGGTTCCCAGTAGCCTGCGGTCTTGTTAAAACAGCAAATCTCCCCGCGTTTAATCGCCTGGGTGCTGCCTGCCTGCACAAGCCCCCTGAACACATGCGCCTTGCCGTCCGCGCTGAGGCTTCGGATAAAAGGATCTTTATTGACTGCCATTTTTATTACCTCCTGGTTGTCAAGTTATTTCGGGTTTTCCCGTCAATCTGCCGGTCTGCCGATTTTTTCCGACCTTACTGGATCGGAAAAAGGGTAGGGGACACCAGGCTTCTGAAAAACTGATCGTCCTCCACCTGCTTGAAAGAACTCACCCTGCCAGCAATGGCAGCCGTCTGGGTTTCATCCCTGCCCGTGCCGTCCGATCCCGCTCCGCCCCCGGCATCCGTGCTGTCCGGTTTGCCGGTGGCCTGGTCAAGAATAAAATTGGTGATTTCCTGATCCGTCTTGCCCTGCACGGCCATGTCCGCCACCATGGCCTTGCACTCGGTCGAAACCGCGCCGGCCCTGCCCAGCAAATCGGTCAGCGTCTCGGTGTTCACGCGAATCTGGGGCCTGGCATCCTCGGCCAGCATGTTTCTCACGGCCGCCGCAACATCATCGGCCTTGGGGATATTGAGCTTTTCAACCTCTCCCCGAATAAGCGCCAGCACTTCTTTTTCGTCCATGTCCTTTACCTCCTGTTTGGATGTTTTGATATCAATTCCGTCGAGAGACCGGGTCAGATCCCGGCCGATCCCCACGGTTGCGTCCGCCGGTATGGGCGTCAGGCTGATCTCGTAAGGCGTCCACCTGAGCGCCACCAAGGCCGGCCCCTTGATCCCCTCAAACTCCTCGTCCTTTTTCACCTCCCGGGCCTTATCGAGCATATACCCGACCGACACCCCTTTAAGGCTGCCGCTCATCACCTTGCGCATGGCCTT